TACATTAAAGAATAATAAGCTGCTGAATTGCTCCCATCACTTTCTATTGTTAATCTTCCTACAAATGTTACATCATCCGCATTTGTGAAGTTAAGACAATGTCCCCCTGTAAAATCTAAAGTTGCATTATTCATTCTAACATAGATATTATCTGGGACATCAACTTCTGCTGTCTCTGTTAAAGTTCCAGTTACATAATAAGATTTATTTGCTCCCTCTGTGCTGAATGCTGTTGCTAGTGAGGTGTAGTCTCCCCCGCTTGATGCAACTATTACATCATAATTATTGTAAGGCAAATTATCATCAACATATTTTTTAGTTGCTGCATCTTGGTCGGCTGTTGGATCTGCTACGCTGTTTATTTTATCAGAGTTCATGCTTAACCCTCCTTCTATTTGTGTTTTTCCTGCACTATCTACTGAAAAGTAATTTGTTAATGCGCTGTTTGTTACTTGAAATATATCTACATCCATTGATGAATGCGCTTGTGCTAATAATGGTGTTGCTTTTGAATCCTTTGAAGTTGCGGCAATTCCCCATGATTGAGTATAAGTTCCTGAGCCTGAGTGGTCCCCATATTGTTCGAAGTGCATCCCTGAAGAATTATGAGAATATCCTTTAATTTTTAAAACACTTACTGGATTATAAACTTCATCATCTTGCTCCATGTAACAGCATCGTGTAGTTCCCGACGAGAATATATCTAATTTATTATCTCCTGCATCAACATTAATTCCAACCTTCCCACCAAATTTTGCATCTCCCGAGTAAACTTCAAAATCTCCTGTTCCTCCTATTGTGAAATTACTATTATGTGTTTCAATATTACAAGTGTCTTCATCCCAGGGAAATTCCATCCTTGTTATTAATTCTGTTCCTCCTGAACTTGTTGTTTCAATAGAAAAATGTTTGTGTCTGTCTCCTGGATAATTTAAATAATCATGCGCAACTAGCCAGGCTTTATCATCTGCATTTGAATCTGCGAAAGCTATGCACGCTTTTGCTTCATTATTCATAAATTGTAATTTTATTAAATCTGCTAAGTGGCCTTCGCTGTATAAATTTTTGCTTGTTGATTGCCCTATGAATTGCCCAGAATGAATTGCTTTTCTAACCGCATAATCGTCGAGGATTCCCGCACTTTTATTTCCATTAAATATTTTTGGATTAATTGGTTTTTTTGCGATTAAAGGATTTCTTTTTCTCATTTTAAAATAAGTGAAACAAACTTTAAAAATTTATGCTGCTTTAACAACAACCGCATAACCTGTCCCATTATCTGCACTTATAGAAATATCGTCAGCAACAACTGGTGTCCCTGTTGAATGTCTAACTTTTGAAGTAAAAGGGGAATAAGTATCTACTAATTGAACAGCACCAACAGCTGTCCCATCAACTTCATCCGAACCATCATCAGAATAATCTCCGTTTAATGCCCAGCTACTTGTCGCATCTTCAATCAAATCTTCATCTCTATTTTTATCTTTTAGAATTTCTGCATCTGTCAATGCTGAGGCATAATATCTTACATCACATAAAGCACCTTTTAGTTCTTGAGTTACTGAAGCATCCCCTGCTTTATTTGCTGCTCCTAATCTTGTTGTGTCTAAACCTGCCAACTCAGCAAACCATGAATCAACATCTGTGTCGGTGCCATGTTCTACTTCAATTTCTGTTCCATCCAGCCACATATGAACTCCTGAGCCATCTGCCCTTTGAGAAACTACTAGGTGATGCCATCTGTGAGCGACTATATCATCTCCGTCCCCTGTTGAAACAAATTGAGCAGTTGTATTATCTGTCGATCTACAAACGGGGCTTCCTGCCTCGATGTTAATTTCTAAAAATTCCACAACATTATCGTCGCCATTTCCTATAAGAGTATAAGTTCCTGTTTTATCCGCAACATTAAACCACATGGTATAAGTTCCTTTTGTGTCCCCTGCGAGAACTCTTGCTGCTGCGTGTCCGTTTACTTGAACATAATCATCTGAATCTCCACCAATGCACATTAAAGCGGGATTTCCTTTTAATCCTCCTGCAATATGATATATATCTCCAGCTGCCATTTATTTAAGTCCACATAGGGATATAATAATAAGTATTCCCGACTTTAATTTTTAACCACTTTGAGATTGTTGCTGTTCCAACACTTGTTGGTGCGACATTTGTGATACTTACATTTTCAGTCCCGTTAGCAACCCAAATTGTATTTTCCCCATTAGTTCCTTGAACACCTAATCTCCGAATATCATCAACTTCTTTCACACTTAAAGTTTCTTTAACTTCACTGCTCATTCTTTTTTCTCCTTCTTTGATTTAGTTTTTTTAACTTTCTTTTTTTCTTCTTTTTTCTCTTCAAATTCTTCAAGATTTTTTCCTTTAGAATGTTCAAGATAATATTTAGTATCTGCATTATCTAAAAGAATATTTTGTTTAAAGTTCTTTTCCCCTCTAAGAAGTCGTCCTTCGTGGGTCATTTTAAGCCCTCGTGTTAGTGATTTTACAGATTCCGTTTGGAGCGTGTAACTGACAAACTCCTCTTTCCCATGCTCGAATAGTTGTTGATTTTCCAGGGTCCTCGATTGTTACTGTTTTTAATGATTGCGCTTGTTTCCAAACAAGAGATTCACCTTTAACAACTATGTATGCTTGGTCTGCTGTTACTGCTTCACTAACCATTAATTTTAATCCTGCGAGTTGTGCGACAACTCCATTTTGAACTGCACTCACACTTTGATAAGTTGGGTGGTTTAGGATTTTAGAATTTGAAATTATGTTTGTGTAGTCTGTTCCATTCACAACTAAATAACCATTTCCATTTAAAGCATCGATTCCATCTGCTCTTAACATATTTATTCCGTAAAGAATATCATAAATTGGATCTCTGTTTGCCAATGTTGCTGAATCCCACTCTGAACCTGCGGAGATTGCGAAAGTATTTCCTGCACTTGCGCTCATTATTGCTTCAATAGCCACATCAATTTGCCAGTTAATCTTTCTTCCCATTCTTAGAATATGTCTTTGCAGCATTGGAACTGTTGCTTCACTTTGCATCTCTAAAGAGATTACGCTTTCATCACCATATTTTTGAACAACACTTGAAACCTTTGTCTCTGTTACTTGCACAAAAGGGAAAGGTGCCATTTGTGGTATTCCTGCGATTGAACTTCCAGTCCCACCATCTGTTTTATCCCCATTAGTTTCTCTGTAATAAGATTCAGTCCATGCACTTGAAGAATCTATTACACAAAGAGTTTTTAATTTAGATTGATCTTGATTAACTGCTTTAACTGCGCTATCAATGTATTCTTTTCTTAAATCCGCCTCTCTCCATGTGTCTGCCATTTTATAATAATCCTAATCTTACTCTCACAACTTCCGAAGCCGCTGCTGTTTCTAAAACTTTACAGAAAGCTGCACCTGTTACCATTTCAGCTTCAGTTGCTTGTTTAATTAAGTTAGCACCATTAAGAGAACAAATACCCCCTAGAGTTATTCCTGCACCAGCATCTTTTACATCCCAAACTCCATCAATAGCCGCTGTAATTTCTGTAATCCCATCGCTTGCTGTCTTTTCTTCCCATGCGATTCCTGCAAAAATATTCGCTCCATCACTTGCGCTTGCTGTATTTGGATCTGATGATAATTGTAGAATTGTCCCCATTGCGATTCCTGCCCCGTCGGCAACTGTGTATCTCGCAAACTTTGTGGGTGTTTCAATGCAAACTGCTTCATTAGCCATAATTTACACACTACATTAAACTATTTAAACTTTTCTATTAATTACCAAAATCAAAGGACAGAGTCCGTCCGCAAAATTCTCTGATTTTGCAGGCGACCGACTGCTGATTTTACTTCTTCAAATTAGATACTTGCTCTTTTAATCCGTCTCTTACAAATGTTAATTCGAGAACATCTTGATTATGATTCTCCAACATTTTTTCGATTTTTTCCAATCTTTTAATTAATTCTTTTTTATCCATGTTTCTCTATTGCTTTTTCAATTTCAGTTCCTTTGAAAAAGTTTTTTGCACCCTCCTTTTTTTCTTCTTCTTTGCTTTTCTTTTGCGCTTGTCCTGCAAAACTTTTTCCTGAAAGAAGTGCATCGGATTGCAACTTTTCTAATTTCTTTCTTTCTTTTTTCATTTCTTCGAGAATTTTTTTATTCTCAGTAGCAGCTCTTTTAGCTTCTTCAAGAAGCGACCCCTCTTCTTCAGGGGTTTCCTCTTGCTTCTCTTCTTGTTTCTCCTCTTGTTTTTCTTCAGGTTTTTCTTCTTCTGACATTTTTTTGCCTCCATTTTATTTATTTATATGAAATTGATTACTTTACAAGTGAATGAGTTTTCTTTCTTCTGCCAATAGTTTCTAAATTTAGTTATACCGACGGTTAAAGCAACGACTAAGGCAATTATCGTCCCTTTTAGAGTTATCTCTCCGTCGGCTAATGAACCTGCAAAAACTAACGCTCCTGCAATTAAAGAATTAATAATATGATAAAATATTTCATACTTTAATTTTTCAAAAGGATTTTCTTTAACCATCTTTCTTTGGGTCTAAACTTGTTCCCTCACCTCTTTTTGATTCATTTTCTCTTATTTTATCTTCGAGACTTGCTGGAAATTCTAAATTGATTTCTATATTTAACTGCGCTAAACATTGTTCTTGATTGTAAAGTTGCATATCTTCGATTGTTTGCTGGAATGCTAAATAAATTATGTTTGCCGATGCTTCTGTTGTTGCTTCTCCCCAACCCATAATAACCTCAGGCATTCCGCAGGAAGTTACGAATGTTCTTACTAAAAATTTAATATAATTTAGAGAATCTAAATTTGAATATTGTGCTGTCGAAGAATCTTTAATCTCTTTAATTACCCCTGTTGGAATTATTATATTTTCGCTTTTCTTGTATGCCTCATTAATTGAACTTTCAACTGAATTTAATTTTGTTGTGTCGTCAGTTTCAACTTCGAAGAATTTAATTGGTTTAATATTTCTGTGATATAAAATTCTTAAATCATCCAATCCTTCATTTCTTGCATAAATTAAACTTTCAAGAGCCTCTGGAAAAGGTATTCCGTGAGTTTCATCTGCAATTTTTTCGTAAGATAAATGATAAATTTCTTTTACATCCCAATGTATTTTTTCATTTCCTACACTTTGTTCATATCTTTTTATTATTCCAAACTCGTTAAAAATTACTTTCATTGTTCCAGGATTAATCGGTTTCAAATTTGTCATTCTTCCTTGTGCATCTCTTACTATTTCGGCGAATGAATCCCCGCAAATCATTGCTGTTCTCCATTGATTCTTTAGAACGGATCTTGCGCTGTCTTTCCCAAAACCTTTAATCTTTCCTAACTTTGCTTTATTTTGTTTGTTTGCTTTGATTCCCCTTCCAAAAGTCCATGATGCGAATTTATCAATTACTGCTTTTAATTCAGGGATTGCCCTATAAATTCCATGCCACCTCGACCATTCAGGTGTCCAAGAAGTTTCATCTGAATATGCTCCATCTGTATCTTTAGAATCTATTGAATAAGCATCTTTAAATTCTCCAGGTTTTTTCTGTGTTTGATTTCCGAAGTCTGTTATTTGTCCTGTTCTTAAAGTTGTCATTTTATTTTTTAATCATAATCTGTTGTGTAAGTTATTCTTGCCCCCCAAATTTCATCATTTGTGTCTAAACTTGAAGTTCCTATATGATATGCATAATTTTCATTATCAATAGTTGCATTTGAAATTGTTGTGTCTTCTGTTCCAATGTTTTCTGCTGCCATTGTTTCTCCTGTTCCGCCTGTTAAACTCACTCTTGATAATGAAAAAGTCTCTGCTTCTGCTGCCGTGTTTCCATACACTATAATTCCTGTTACCTCTGCTCCTTGTGGCAATATTACATCCGCCGCAAAATAAATTCCATCTGCTTCTGCTGATGCTTTCCCTGCTGCATTTTGGTTAATTGTGACATTGTCTGTCGAGGGTGTTACTGGGATAAAAGCAACTCCTGAACAACTCCAATAAGAAGTTTTATTTTTTAAAGAAATTATGTCATTTGTGTCATCAAAATCATCTGAGTTGAATTTTTTAGATTCATCTACCTGTGTTCTTCCTGTTAGAAGATTATCACTCATAAAAATTTTATTTTCTTTAGGCATTTTTTAAAAAGTCTAAACCTGATTCTACATTTAATAATTTGATACATTGATTAAATCTTTGCCAACAGATATTTATGATGTTCTCTGCTTGTCTTGTTGAATTGTAGCCCGACATATCAAACATTACTGCATAAATTGCACACAGATTTGAGCAGGCTTCTCCTAAAATATATTTTACATCTGCATTTAATCCTGCATAATTGTCTGTGAAATTATAATTTGCTAAAACATTTATGTAGCTCTCTGCTGCTAAAACATAAGAATTTTTGAATGCTTCAGTAACGCTTGCACTTACCCCGCTTCCAACTTTTGCATCCACATCCGCGCTCGTGCATAATGTTCCTGACCATGCCATTCTAAAAGGTGCGCACGAAAATATTTAAATCTTTGCTTTTTTCAGCTAACCACACTCCCCTTATAATTCCTTCCGCAATATGCGAATCTTTCCCGAATATTCTCCCGTTTTCATCAAATTGCATGGTTCTTAACGAGTTCTTCACTTCTTCGTCATTTAGTAATTTTATCTTATTATTCTCCATTAGAGCGAGGAGATTGATATACATTTCTTCTTTTAGAAGTTTTTTAGATTTTCTTCCTTCCTTGTCTGTTTTCCTGGAAGCATTGTTTAATGCGATGGTTTTCCTTTTTGTTTTATCATATTCCATTAACTCTGAGAAAACTCCAAATCCTACTCCTCCATCATCAACTCCAATTTTTCTAAAATTATATTTCATATTTAATTCTAAAATCTTTCTTGAAGTTTCTGTTGTGAGGTTTCTTTTTTCTGTGATTGATTCTCTTTGGAAAATATCTTTATTCATTGTAACTTCAAAGATTTCGTAGGTGCATAAATCCCCCCCAAAACCTGCGACATCGATTCCTATATAGAATTTACTTTTATGACTTATATGACTTATTCGGTCAAGCGAACATATTTTTTTAATTAAATCTTCTTCAAATATTCTTTTTAATTCATCTGTGAAAACTGCGAGATATTCTTGCGCATAGTATAATTTACTAAGTCTCACTTTTTCGTTTTTGAGAAATTCTTTTGTGTGTCTTGGACAATCTTCCGCTGAGACATAAAATTTCTTAAATTTCGTGTCTGTTGAACATTTATAGAAAAATCCAACTTTCCCGCAGGGTGTTGAAGCTATATCCATACTTCCCTTAATAACTGAGAGCATTGGTGAAACCGCAATAAAAAATTCATCTGACATTCTCGAGCCTTCATCAATCATTAATTTTTTAATTGTGTATCCTCTTAATCCTTCCCCAGTTTCTCCCGCAGCATAGGATAAAATTCCAGTTCCATTTTTGAAATTTATTATATGTTTTGTCGGTTTGAGTTTTCCTTTAGAGATTTGTTTCCCATATTTTTCTTGTGCATACGCGAGGGATTTTGCTAAGAGGTGATAACCTTGTTTTTCTGTAATTGAGCAAATTAAAATAAAATCTCCCTTCTTAAAATTCTTCATACAAAGTTCCACAGCTTTAATCGACATTGCTGTTGTTTTCCCAACCTGTCTTCCACATAATAAGAAAGAATCTTTATTTGGTTCTGTTTCGTAGATATATTCTTTTTGCCAATCGTCCAGAGTTTCCCACGGTCTGTTAATATTATAATCCATCTCCATCCTCCGCGACATCTTCCACTCCTTCATATTCAGCAGGTGCACCACAATAGAGGCAGGTATAGGATGGCTTCTTGAAAACCATTGAGATCCCACACTCTTCGTTGATGCACCTTGTTCTTGTTAGTTTCTTCATTTTATAAAATTTTTTGTGGGTTCCTGAAAACATTTAAAACATTTAATTGATTAAATTCGCTTATTAAACAACAATAAATTCACATTTAAATAATCCATTAAGTTTTTTATTTTCTTCCTCTAAACTTTTAACCTGCTTTATTGTCCATGAATCGGGTTTAGCTTGAATAAATTTAATTTTCTTCTTCTTTAAATTAATTGCGATTACATCAATAGGTGAATGAGAGCCTGCTGTTCTTTGTGCAATTTCATATCCCATTGATTTATAAGAATGACAAATCTTATATTCTTTTCTTCTTCCTTTGATGTAATTCTTATTTGGCATTTTCTTCTTCAATGAATTGGAAAATGCTTTTTACTTCTCCCATTCTTAATTTCTTTATGTATTCTTCGAGAGTTTCATCACTCATATCTTTTTCAGTTAATTCAAGGTAGGATTTTCTTATGTTCTCTACCATCTCCAGTTTCTTCTTTTGATTCTTTTCTTCTAGATTTTCTATGGCTTCTGTTTGTTTTTTTATTAAGATTTTTTTATTCTCCAGTTTATTAAAATCTTCTTCCAATCTTTCCAATAGTTTCATTTCTTTGGATTTTAATTCTTCTTGTTGAGCCTCAATGTCTTTAACATTTTCAGAACTGAACTTGTAGTGTTCAATTAAAAGTTTAGCGATTAAACCAGATGCATTGGTTTCAGATTTTAGTTTCTCATTGAGTTCATGTGGAATAGAAATCATTTTATTAACCATGAATAATATTAGTTTTTAACCTTTAAATACTTTTCGATATATATATATATATATATTTATATATCATTTTTATTTATTCATTTATTTTAAAGTTCCATTAGAAATAGAGGTTTACTTTATATAACTTTCCCTTTTCCCTTTAATTTACCCCTATTTTTATTGGAATTGGGGGGCGGGGCGGTTCCTACGCCCCGCAGGGCGGGCGGAATTTTCCACCGCCCGCAGGGGTGGGGCATTAGCAATCGAAATATTTACTAAGCCGAACGAGGTTACGAGTGAGGATAGTTAAATATTTCTTTTGCAGCCAAGCCCGAGCCCATAAGGGCGAGGGCAGTAAGCAGGCTCTGCCTGAGCCTGCACTTTTAGCCCGCCCTCCTGCCCCGCCTCCCCCGCGAACGAAGTGAGCTGGCTGGGAGGCTGGCTGGCGAGCTGGCGGGCGAGCAATTTTGGTAATATTAGAATGTAGTTACTAAAAGCAAAATTAGCCACTACATTCCCTATCCAAGGCGAGTGAACCTGTGAATGAAGCCTTAAAAATCGTAGATTTTTAAAGTAAGCAAAATATTTAAGGCTTTTGCTTGCTGTGGCACGGGAATGTGCAACCATATTTAAAAAAAATTTTAAAAAATAAAAAAGGCAGGGCGGAGAAACTATTAAAAACTCCCCCTGCATTTAAAAGTGTCACTACTCAAAGTAAATGACTATAGATTCTTCTCAAAGATTTGTTTCGCTTGCATGATTTGCATACACGCTGTTGCCATGTTATCAACCTTTCCAGCAACTAATAAATCTTTTGCATAACTGATGAACATTGAGACATTCTTTTCTTTTCTCGCTTCTGTGAACTTATTCTCAACTACTGGTGCGATCGCTTGCTGAGGGGCTTCTCCTGGCTTAATTTCTACATCTCCCTTAAACTCTCTAATGTTTCTAAACCCATTCTTTTCAGCGACAATCACCTTTACTTGCTTCCCGATTCTTTTTCTCAATTCATCAACTACAGAACTTTCGAAGCAACTCATCTGTCCTTCTGAAGTTTGGAAAGAATGATATTTCCTACCAGCTTTTGATTCTCTCTCTTCCATCCCTACTAGTTTTAAAATGGTTTCTTGGTTTTCCATTGTTTTACCTCCTGTTTGATTTAATTAAATATAAAATTAATAAAAAAGTTCCCCATCCTGAGAAAGCTAAATAATATTCCCAAAAATTCATATTAATTTCTCCCCTGCTAATAAATCTATTAACATTATTATTCCTTGTTCTCCTTCACTTAAATCTAATTGCTCTTTCAATTCCCTAATAAATTCTTTGACATCATCTTCATAATAATGTGGGCTTCCTTTTAATCTTTTATCACTCAAACTCATTTCTTCACCTCTTTAGATAATCTCTCAATGTAATCAGAAAATGTTTCATTCCTTCTACCATAAAAAGCTCTACGAAGTTTATTCCACGACGACAATCTAACCTTTAGACTTTTATATTGCTTCTCCATGTAGAATTAAGGTGGAATGAGTTTATAAATCTATCGGTGTTTCTTTCTTTGATAGTTCTTTTTCTATATCATAATCTTTTTCTTTCTTTTTACCAATAACTAATCTTAGTCTCTTTCTTCCATCTTTATCTGTGTCATAAATTTTGTTTTCTTCTCTTGTGTATTTCATTTTATTTAAACCGCAACATACCAATCGTTTCCTGTTCCTGAATCTGTGATCTCTGTGTCCTGCCCTACAGATGTTCCAGTATAGCAGTTGTAGTTTGCTGGTCCGTAGGCTCTTGCTCCGTAAGAACTTCCTGTTGTTGCATCATTATTTATTGCTCTGAAATTTATATAATTATATTCTGAATCATAGTTGTCTAAACCGTAAATACTTCCGTTGGAAATCGTGCAGTCTCTAACTGTAATTGTTATGTTGTTGTAGTCACAATCTCTTATATAAAATCCGATAAATAAATTTCCTGTTCCTGTGCTGTGGCTTATGCTTACACTCTCGATTAGTATATTAAAACTTGAATCATCTGTCCCTCTAAAATAAACGCATTGTCTGTTGTGATCTTCGTTGGCTGAGTAGTCAGGGACAACTTTAATTAAACAATCTTTTAAATTTAATCTGTTGCACGGGTTTCCATACATTAAAGAATAATAAGCTGCTGAATTGCTCCCATCACTTTCTATTGTTAATCTTCCTACAAATGTTACATCATCCGCATTTGTGAAGTTAAGACAATGTCCCCCTGTAAAATCTAAAGTT